TGTCTCTCACTGTAGTGCTCGCTCAAGTTCGTTGATACGCATAAACTCAGCATATGCTTTATCAGAGCGTTCTGATAGAATACTCAGCAAGTCTTCGCGGATAGTATCAGTGTCCACATAGTCGTCAAAATACTTGTCCAACGCTTCCTTCAGGTAGCGTCTCCTGTGCCACTCTGGCGAATAGGGTCGGTAGTCCATTACTGGGGGTGCTTGTAGACGTATTATAGCACTATGGATTGTTGGGGTCAAGCCCCAGGTCCAGTAGATATTCTGTCCACCAGTCTGGGTTGCGTCTCATTCTCCACTGTGGGACTTCTAAACCCTGCTCAGAATAATACTCAAACAGAGCATCATCTATAGTCTGTTTTACTTCCATATTCTTCGTCCTCTTCATCAACATCTCCATACGGGTTTTCCAAATAGGGTCCATGTGGTTTTCTGGATTCATCTCTGACATGTTTCCGCTCCTCACTTATAGCAGCAAACCACAATGCCAGTTTCATTACCACCCAGATGACTGCGAGTGGTAAGAAACAGAGTGATAGAATCAGTGCGTTTTTCATTCATCGACTTCCCAACATTTCTCAAAACGGTCTCTAAGTTCGTTTATCTTGATTTGTTTCTGAAACTCAAGAATATGCTCCTGTACTTCTTTCTCATCATCACATAATGTCATACGATACTTGAGTTTAATATCAACAAGACGCACCATATCCATATAGAAGTCAGTGCCCTTATGAATAAACTCCTCGTATGTCATCAGATAATACCTTCAGAGCACAAGAAGTGTAGTGTTTCTTTCATACTACCAACGTGCTTAAACCCAATGTTAATTTGTGGATATTCAGCATCTGGACCAAACTCTGCTTCAAAACCTCTTTGTGTAAAATGTTCATTGAGTTTGTACTCAAGAAACTCACCACCAAGTGCTTCGAGCAACATACCCATGCGCTCACACTCTTGACTTCCGTTAGAATAAATTACTGCTGTTTCAGTCACGCTGCCTCCAATCGTCACTCTTATCTTGCTTAAACCAGTCTACTATTTCATCAGCAGACTGAAACCCTGTCCTATAGTTGGAAGGGTCAGGATCACCAAGTCCCATCTTATTCATAAAGTCATCCATACCACCCTCAACCATATCAGGGTTGGATGCTTTACGTCTTGCCTTATTCAACCAGTCACGCGCAGTTGTATGCGACTTAGCAAGTTTCTCTGCCCAGATAATGTCTTCAAGACTTACTTGCTCTTGTAAGACTATCTTGCGACAGATTTCTTCAAGGCGAAGGCGATATTGAGTTGATAACATATCAGTCCTTGGTCTCCTCTTTGGTATTTATTTGTCGCATTATCTCTTCCGCCATTTTGAGAGAGCGACGATATATTAGATATTTTATCATAGGATTGCGTGGGTTGTGTGTAAACCACCACCACTGGCGTCTAATATATGTGGATGCTAACTGAACCACATAATAAAAAGCAGCGGCAATACTCTCATCAGAAACGATGAAGTATAGTGCCACTGCGAATAGCGCAAACCACGCAAGTTGTATGCTCACTCTCCAAACTCCTCTCCTTTCACCCTCTGTAAATGCTCAAGGATTTCTTCACGCCACTCCATTAACTCATAGAAACACTCTTGTTCATGAGCAAGTTGCCTCAAGTCAGAGTCTGGTTTGAGAACACTTTCATAGAATAGAACCCATGCGTCACGTCGCTTTTGTTCTTTGTTCATATTTTGTTCCCTGTTGTACTATTTAATAGACTTCTTTTTGGACTTTTTGATTTCCTTAAGAATGTAGGACTTTGCTGAAGAATAGTTGCGGGACTCATGAACCACAGAACCATTGTGAATGATAGCAAATGCTTTGCATCCAATGATAGGAATTGCTGCCCACATACCATCGTTAGTTACATATCCTTCAGGATCTCCTGGTATAGGGTCAAGTATTCCAGGGCGATCGATGTGTGGTTTTTGGAACTTACCCATCAAAAAACAGCAGTGACTCCAATAACTTTGGCGTTAGGGTTGCGAGCAAGTGCTACTTGACGTGCTTCATCATAGTCACGGGCATGAACAACTTCATCAAAAACTTTACCAGCAACGTAGAGTTGAACTTTGCACTTCATGGTGGTTTCCTTTCGGTGTTCGTATTATAGCACAGATTGGGTGTGGACGGTTGTTAAAGTGTCACATAAAGGAAAGAATACTTTGACTCTTACTATTGATCCGCTCTTCTGTAAGTTTGAAGTATTCTTCGTTCATTTCAACTCCAATGAAGTTACGCCCACATTGTTTAGCAGCGACACCAATAGCACCACTTCCCATACAAGGATCGAGCACAGTATCACCTACATTTGAACTTGCTTCAATCAATCTTTCCATGAGTCTAACTGGTTTAGGTGTTGGGTGGTCCTTATAGTGTTCAATGGGGTGTCTCCACACAGCAGACTTACAATGCTCATTGAACACTGCACCAGACTTCTTCGCAAACACACAGTTTTCAATGCTGGACAACCAAATATGCTGTCCATTCATAGGAGAAGGATTAGTCTTCTCCCAGATACAATGGCGCACAGATAGTTTGTGTTCGATCAAACGATTGCGGATATGTGATACCTGAACAGATCCACAGAAGATGTAAATACTACCCGAAGTTACACGAACTACTTCGTCAATGAAATCGTCAAGGGGAAAGGTAATAATATCCGCATGACTTTTATCAAGATTACGAAGCCCTCCACTCTTACGATTCACCTCGTCATAAGGAATATCCGTAAGAGTCAGAGAAATACTCCTATCAGCAAGTGACGGGAGCACATTCATGCAATTATCGTTGTATAGTTTTACATCACTCATAGTTGAATACAATGGTATTTGGGCATACTTTCTTCAAACGATCCCAATCAATTACATAACTGATTGTATCCCAACCCTTATTTTTTGCAATCTTACGACGCCAGGGATCAAGAGGGAAACGATTCTTATCAAATCCATTCTTTAGATCTTTTCTGCGAACAAGTGCTGCTTTTTTATAAAAGGGCAAGATATACAGTATAGCATCATTTATCTTATGATTGCAAGTTGCCCAACCAGGAACAATAGGTTTCTTTGAATTAAATCGTACAAAGTCTTGACTAACAGTTTCTGCAAGAAAATCATCCCATTTTGCATTAGGATCACGAAACTTATAGTCCAATGTAAACTCTTTGCTTTCATCAGTTTCCATATGAATCAAATTGCAAGTTGCATCAACTCCCGCTTTGTTCTTGAACAATGAAACAGAATCTGTTCCATAGTTATCTTCAAAGGTTTCAAAATCAATGCGAACTTTCCATCGTTTTTGAAGTTCAATATTCAACTGATGAATTACTGAAAGGTGCTCACCACTTTCAACAATACGTTTCTCTTTTCTCAGTGAGTCATTAAAATCGTGCAATTTGTGATTCTTGAGATAGGGGAATTTAACTGAATAGGAGGATGTCATTGGATTGATTTGGATTTGCTAGGAATCGTGAATGAGATAGTTTTAGCGGCGCACAACCGACACAGCAGGCATACCCTGATTGAAAACGGTGTCTACAACCGCTTGAACGCTCTTGGCGGTGCTGATGCCCACTTTATCATAAACGGGCACACAAACCAGTCCAAAGGTCTTCTGAGCGCCTCCCAGACGGATCACACGACCGATAGACTGAGAAATACCAATGTAGTCCATGTTACGCATAAACAACACTGCCTCAAGTCCAGAGACGTTGATACCTTCAGACAGGATAGAGTGGTGCAGAACCACGAACTTCTTGGTGGAATCCTTACCCCAAGCGTTCAGGGTGTCGAAGAAAGTCTCACGGTCAACTTTCTGCCCGTCAATGATAGCACCAGTCTTGCTGGTGATATACATGCAGGAATAACCACGCTCAGCAAGTTGCTCACGGAAGTCGGATTCACCCAGCAGTTTGATAATCTGCTTGGTAGAACGAGCAGCAATCAGAATCTTACTCAGATTGTTGTCGTCAATGGTGTCCAGCAGGTTCTGCGAATCCCGATCGGCAATCATCTGCTTGTCCTGAACCATATCAAGTTGCTTGATGATAACCTTAGGCGGCAATATGTAGCCTTCAGTCACCAACTTAGGAGCAGGAACGTTGCAGATCACCTTACCATAAACCTCAGGATCGTTCATCCCAGGTTTGGAAACAGTGAGAGAGTGCTTAGGAGTAGCAGTGAAGAAATAGCAGCGAGTAGCAGTAGAAGAGAAGTGCTCCGTAGCAGGGAAAAAGTTACGTTGGACCGAATTGTGCGCTTCATCAAAGTAAATGCAATCGACTTCAATCTCTGCTTCCATAAGACGAGGCAGAGAATGATAGGTAGTGAAGATCAGTTGCTTGCGGTATGCTTGCTGACTCCAGTTACGGATTATAGCAGGGCGAGTGCTGCTGAAGTGATGAGTCTCTCCACTATGAACGTGCATGACTGCAACGTCAGTGTGAAACTCAAGAAACTCAGCAGACAACTGCTCAGCAAGAAGAATACGAGGAGCAACGACAACGACAATACCACGATCGCAAGCATCAAGATATTCTTGAGAGTCCTTGATCATGCACATAGTCTTACCACCACCCGTAGGGACGATGACCTGACCCTTGTCGTGCGCCAGCATAGCGGCGAGTGCGTCCTGCTGGTGTGGGCGGAGTTGCATCGTGTCCCTCGTGTATGGACTTATTATAGCACGGAGGGGTCTCTACCGATGAACCCTGTGACGGTTCTGTAACTGTCCCTTAAAGCTCACAGTCTCATCTTCAACCGGGACAAAGGTAGTCTACAGGGTTTTTATGAGTTCGTCAAGTCCTATATCAGAAGTAATTAAAGTTTATATTGTATCTTCCCTTATCGTTAGATGTTGTTGTAGAATTGTGTAACTCTGAAGGATCAAAGAAAAGCATTCTATTTGCTACACTTTGGACCTTATCTCCATTAGACATTCTTGTAAAACCATCACAAGTATTCAATGAGAAGACAGCACCTTTGTGTTTATAATTGAAGTCAATATGCTTAGCATGTTCTTTGACTTCACTGGTGTATGGGTAATAATTTACCTTTATTCGTATCAAAGCTTTTATATCTAACTTTGGTTTGAATAACTGAAAAACATAATCAAAGGATGAACTTTGAGGAACTACAGAATGTACTAGATGAATAGCATACCAACTCCAGAAATTGTTTTCATAATCTGGTTTGAAGTGTTTTGTGTCTTGACGACTGTTTGCTACGCTATCATAAACATACCAAGGATATTCTCCATTACCTATAATTGAATCTCTTAGAGCAGTGAATGATTCTTTGTCTAGAAAGTCGTCAACTATGGTGTAGTTTTTAATAAGACCTTTCAAATTTTTACCCATTCTGTTCCATTCCACTCCCAATTTTTATAGTTCCAAGTGTACCTATCACCAACTTTAATGTTGTTCTCTTCAATATCGGGAAAGTATGGTTCTGGTGGTATATTTTTTGGAATGTCTTTATCTAGATTGTTGAATATGTTTTCATATTCTTCATTTACCCAGTCTGAATCAGACTCTTTCCATTTTTTCAGTGGGCAAGAATCTAATGCAAACTTTACTTTTGATCCTAGGGGACAACCACACTCCTTACATCTGTGTTGGAGTTCATCATATTTGGGGCACTTTTTACAAACAGATAGTCTTTCCCTCTGAACTTCATCAGATACTATCAGGGAAGCACCACCATTTGCTACAGCTCTTTTTAGAATCTCGAAGGTAAATTTCGCAAGATTCTTTCCTTGTTCGGGCAAGGATGGATATTCATTTTCCATCACAACAATTCAACTATCTTATGTATATTACTTCAATCCCTTGTATGCTGAAGATACACCATTAGCCGTGTCGATAGTATATCCAGATCCTGCAACTGCTCTTCCCGCAATTCCTTTTGCAGCACCATTAGTTCCTGACGTTGCATTAGTTCTAGTTCCATTTGCAGGACTTTCCCCATCTTCACCATTACCATCTACATCTGGAAGTGTTGTACCCCAGGTTCCACCATCGCCTCCATCTCCTCCATCTCCACCGTCTGTAGCACCACTTCCTCCACCAGTAGTTCCAGTGTCTCCAATTTCACCAAAAGTTCTGGATTGTCCATATCCCTCACCATTACCACCATCACCACCATCAGCACCAAGTCCACCATCAGTATTGACGGTTCTAGTTCCAGATACTGTCGCATAACAACAGGTACATTCTGCCTGATTTCCTTGCTGCCAACTAAAACAGGTGCAACCACAACCACCTTCCCAAGGAAGTTTGTAACAATTTGGTGAACAATAAGCACTTCCACCAAATGCATCTCTACAGGCGTTATGGCACATATCAAAATATTGCTGTCCACCACTTATATTTTTCTGTCCACTTCCACCTTTTGATTCAGTATAGGAATAGGACTCTTGATATGAACCTCCACCGCCGTTTCCACCGTATCCTCCACCACCTCCGCCAGGACCACCCCCATAAACTCTAGAAGACGACCCAGAGGTCCTTACAGTGACCGTTCCGGTGCTATTTGTATTGATTGATAAAGCATCACCACCATTTCCACCTGCTGTTGGTGCAGTAGCAGTAGATCTTACTCCTCCAGAACCACCAAGACCACCAGTTCCAAGAATACTTCCACTAATAATGAGGAGTACATTATAAACTGTGGAAGCACTCAAACTTGCCGCAGCACTTCCATTTGTGGAACCCATTGTTCCACCCAGAGTAACCCTTTTCTCAATATTGTATTGTAGATTTGAATTCCACAAACTACTCTCAGCAATGTCTAGATTCAAATCTGTTCCACTTTGACTTAAATCATAATATTTGATAGAATTTCTAAACTGAGATATTTTTAAGTTAGTCGAAGAAGATATACCATCATTCA